CCTTCATCTGCAGCTTAACAAACTTAGGGGTAGTGTTCTCTTTGACTGCCTTCTTGCAGTACAGATACGCTTTGTTTTCCGTCATTCATCATCACCACCATTTAACAGCTTCATCAGTGGGTCTTCTTCCTCTTCATCATCCTTTCCCTTTCCTAAATCTTTGATGATTTTCATAAGAGTCTGTGCAGTTCTATTGGCCGAATCTGTGGTTCTATTGTATTCAGACACTGCAGGATGCGTGTAAATGTTTTCTCTACCCTTCACATATTCCTTGGTAACCAAGGAGCCGTCCTCCTTTATTGTCCTCTCCAGATCGGCCAAGATTCCCAGTTGCACTTGATACCGCTCGAAGGTCGTAAGGAAGAAATAATGCGATTGTACTCCACTTTCCTCGGCAAGACGAATAATCTCTTCTGCTTGTTGTTTTAAGTTTTGTTTTTTCATGTTCTCTCCCATCAAAAAAGCACCCCTAAGGGCGCTTTTAAAACAATCTAACTATCAATACTCTTATATTCCGGAATTATTGCATCCAGATCCACTTCATAGCTACCTGCAAGCAGGACATAAGTTATAGTATATTTCTTTCCAATCTTGCTGAATGTAAAATTAACTTTTGTATTCCCTTCCGTTCCAGCATTTTCCGGAAAATAAAGCGCTTCGATAGTGCCATCACCGCTCTCATCCAAAGAAAAATTGGTAATACTAAAACGTGTAAAGTGAAACTTTTCTTTCACCACCTTCGAAATAAAGATGTTCGCTAATGCTCTACAGGATATGTCTACTTCTGTTGGCACCTTTCCATCATCTTCGGCCTTTTCTTCTTGGCCTAATGACTCTGGTGCTGATTCGGCTTGGGAGGCCGTAACCGTATCAGAAGTTTGTCGATTGCCTCCTCCAAGAACTAATGCAATAGCCGTCCAAATGCAGAATATGACCGTAAGGATTATTTTTTTCGTTTTATTCATGTCCTTATGAACAATCCACAGCAATATAATCCCCAAAGGCGGTATAAGGAACAGACACAGATACAAAAACCATGCTTTTTGGTAGAATTTCATTCTAATCCCTCGCTTTCAGCACTATTTAGTTATTTTTTAATAGTTATTATATCCTGAATCCTATCCTATTTCCACAAAATCCCCCTAAAAAAATAATCTTTGTGAAGAAAGGTGGGGCGTCGGTGCTTAATTTTTAATAATTGTTATCGTTTTGACCCCAGGGGGGTATCCCTCCACCACGCTCCACCTTATCAACTAATGCAAACAGTTCCTCTTTGCTGATTATATTTTTCTCTGCCTGCTCATGATGATACCTACAAAGAGTCACTAGGTTATCATTGGACAGGCGCCCTTCTTTGTTGTACTTAATCTTTACAATGTGATGAACTTCCAAGTTTTCTCTGGCCAAGTTCTTCTCCACCATAAGACAATACAAACAAAGATACTTATCTCGTTCCTTGATTTCTTCTCGCTTCTTCTTCCATGCTGTAGAGTTTCTAAAGCTTCTCTGTTCTGTAAGTGCGTCAGCACTCCTAACATATGGTTTGCATGTCTCACCTATGCCATGGAGTTTTCCGCATATAGGGCATAATTTTTTCATAGACCTTTCCGGGTAACAAAAATGGAGCCACCGTTAAGTGGCTCCAAGCTTCAAAGGAGGTTATCTTCATGGCAAAATGCATCCCGACACTTTGTCCATTATTAGTATAAAACGAATTTTCCGAATAAACCGAATTTTCCGAATTATTTTTTTCCCTTATCAAAGAACTTATCATGTATCATAATCCGCACATAGTCCTCTGATACATTGGCCAGCTTTTTCGCAATCCACCTCCAAGCTCTCCCCTCCGTATATCTGCTCCGGATAACAAAGCGCAACCTGTCATCCTCTATAGACTCAATCCAGCTTTCTGTTTTTTTTATCTTTTCTTTAAGTTCAGAAAGCTTACTTATTCTCTTATCATATAGTTCTTGATTAAATCCATCCAGGTGCACCACTCTTTTAAATCCTTTTGAATAATCATGGCCGAAGTCATGAACCACCTCTCCTCCCATATTAGAGATTTCTTTCTCAAGGACACAGATATTTCCTTTCCATTCCTTATATTGTTTTAATTGTTCCTTTGTCATCCGGCTCCTCCGAAGATATTGTATCTCAGTATTACTCAAACTTACTTTTTCTTGGCCTGCTGCATAGGGTGAATCATTTCAGTCTACCGCATAGTACAAATCGTTCTCCAACCTGCTGCATAGTTTGATCTATGCTTTACCCCTCAACATAGTCCAATACATCTTTTAGACTGCTGCACAGTCCAATTCTCACTCACATCTTTCTACCGCTTCATGCTCTCTGCAATTTCTAACGATAGATAGCAACCAACTTTTGCAATAGTGTTCATCTTTTCGATAAAAGGACAGCTTGCTAAACTCCCCCACTTCTTTACTTTTTCCATAGTTTCCTCTTGATATTTTGATAGTAACCTTATCAACTCCTCTTTTTCTTTTATATCCATGATTCCCCTCATTTCCTTATCAACGCATCTTGTAAAGTTTAGCCAGTCGTCTTTCCTCGCTTATAATCTCAATCAGCTTACTAAGTTCTACCCTTCGTTTTTCAAGTTTCCTGTACTCTTCACTGTCTGATTCGTGGATATTTCTGCGGTCTAAAAGCTCGTCCATATAATCATCCAGGCACTCCACAAGGCACCTTCTACGGAAATCATTGTTGGAAGTATCGGTTCTCTGTTTCAAATAGTCCTTAAATTCTTGATAGCTTTTCATAATCACCTCCACCATCATTTATTCCTCTACTTTGCCGAAAACCCTTTCGTACTCTTCGACAGTAATATTCTCTTCTGCAAATTTCCTTGCTTCTTCTTCGGTGAATGTAATTATTTCCGGGACTTTTTCATTCCATGAACTCCCCAAGCTACTTCTTTTTGTTTCTACAACAACGAAGCATTCTCCGTTTCTTTTCTTGTAAAACTTGCTTATTATTGATTTACTTGCTTCATCGTATGGAACTTTAACAGACTTATAGCCTTGCCATATCAACTCTGCCGTGTCCGTATCGTATTTCTTCCCATTTCTTATCCATTGCATATCTTTCCTCCTTTTTGCAGGCTTATTCCCCTTTTTCTGCTTCGTGGATACTGTTTGCTATCTCTTCTGCTATAGCCTTAAAAAGCGTTACTGTAACCGCATTCCCAAACTGCTTATAGGCTTGTGAATCAGATACTACTTGCCTCCATCTGTCCATAGGGAACGCCTGCAGGATTCCGTATTCCTTCGGAGTCAGTTTTCTAACCCTCAATCTCTTTGTATCAAAGATTTTCACTTGCCTATGCCCACCCTCTGATGCTGTAAGCGTTGGAGATATTCCATCGGCAGAATATACCCTTCTGCAAGTTTCTGGCCCTTTTATGTCTAACATCCCTATCATTTGTAAGTCGCTATCTACTGTCTTTCCCATTGTCTACCCCTTCTTGTTCTTCGATAACCGCAACCATATCCTTTTTTCCTGCATACCCTTTATAATCTCTAGCGGTAAGGCATGGAGAAACATCCGTTAGCTTTAATACATTCCTGCCCTTCTTATTTACTGCTACAGTAATTGGTAATGGTTCATCCAGGACAATTACTCCGTGAATGTCTTGCGCCGTGAGGGTGAACATCGGTTCTTCTTCTGCTTTTGCTCTAGGTCCATTTTGCTGTTTATTCACTCTGTCCGGTGTAATACAAGCATGGCACTTTCCTAGCGATTCTAGCTTCTGCAGAGCTTGTTGTATGATTGTCTGCGCTTTTTCATCCGATAGGTAGTATTTCTCCGGAACTTCCTTCTCTAAGAAATCAGACAGCTTTGGTACAAAATCATGCTGTTCTTCCGGGAATATAAATGACAAGCCTAGCTTGTTTCTTGTGCCGATAACTGCGTATCTTTCTCGGCTCTGTGGAACTCCCCAATACTTGGAATTGAACATCTGCACATGGGCGGTATAGCCTCTTTTCTCATACTCCATGCACAAAACTGGAATATAAGGCTTTAGCCCTCTTACATTCTCTGCAATAATAACGGCCGGCACAGCTTCCTCTCTCTCTCTCTGTTTCTTCGAGTAGTCTCATAATCTCAAAGAAGCATCCGCTCCGGCTATCTGCCCTTAAATCTTTACCGCCACACTTAGGGCAAGTGTTTTCTCCTGTATACTCTTCCGGATTTATCTCTACTACTTCTCCGCAATCTTGGCACTTTAGAATCATACCCTTTTGCTTTCCGGCCACGCTCAAATCCTGGCATGGAAATCCAAAAGCCCAAACATCCGCTTTTGGAATATCTTCTTGGTGCAGCTCTTTAATATCAGCCTTCTGCACATGGTCGCCCACATTCTCCCTATATGTCTTCACGGCGAATTTATCAAAATCCCATGCACCTACTATCTCATATCCTGCTTCCTGAAAGGCTAGTCCTAGCCCCCCACATCCGCAGAAAAAGTCATTTACCTTTAATTTTCTCATCACTGCTTCCTATAAATCCTTTCCGTATTATCCGGAAGCTTCACTGTCGGCGTTTCGATATGCACCACTATTGCCTTCATCCAGACTAGGGACTCAATAAATTCTTCCGTCACTGTTTCCGAATCTAATTCCAGCTTCAGCATCTGAATCCCTTTGTCATTCTTGAATATTACCCTTTCCCCATAGATGCATAGTTCCAACGCCTCTGCTATTCCTAGGTCTGCCACCCACTCGCCTGTATAGTCTGCAACTATATCTTGGCCAACCATCGGAATAACCGGCAAATCCGGATTCTCGTTTATTAGCCTAACAAGGTTTTTGATATTGTCGCTCATAGTCTGCATTTCCTTTCCATTGGCTCCCTGCTGCCTGATTAGTTAAAAGGCAGTCCGTCATCTTCCACACCATCCGGGACATTCATAAATCCATCTTCGTCTGTGGTCTGTGCCTCACTTGTAGCTCCCTTGCTCTCACAGAAACTGTGCTCATCTACTACTACGTCCGTGGTATATCTCTTAGTTCCGTCCTGAGCGGTATAACTTCCGGTCTGTAATCTACCACATACGGCAATCTTCGTTCCCTTGTGAAGATACTTCTCTGCGAACTCTCCACGCTTTCCAAAGGCCACGCAGGATATAAAATCCGCATTCTGCTTGTTCTCGTCCTTCTTGCCTTGGCGATCTACGGCAAGACTATATCTTGCGACCGCCATTGGCTCATTCCCCTGCGTATATCTAACTTCCGGATCCCTTGTCAGTCTCCCCAGCAAAATAACCTTGTTCATTCTTCTACCTCCAGTTCTTCCCAAACAGCTTCATGAATTCCTCATGGCTGTATTTTTCTTCAAACGCCTCTTGTGCCATCGCCTCCAGTTCCCTGTCATATCTCCCCTTGTCATGCAGTAGCATGTGGCAAGACACGCACAAATGCACTGTCAGTCCGTATTTATCCGCAAGCTTCCTGTAGCATCCATGCAGACAATGGTGGACATGCTCTGGACCGTATCTCCGGCATATAAAGCATTTTTCTGAATCGTCTCCAGGTATTATGCTTTTCATTGCGCCTTATCCTCCAGGTACGCCGTAGCATCACCCAAAGTGCCTATCAATGCTCGGACAGAACTCGGAATCTTTGCGTCCTCTCGCTCTCTTTCAAGCTGCGTATTGTATGCCCGGATAAAATGCGACTGCTCTACGGTTTCCACAGTTTCCGTGTCTATTTGTGCCAGCTCCCTTAGGCTTGCAGGGCTCCCTATTGCTCTTTGGCAAGCCGGAGGTAGCTTTTCAAACTCCTCCTCCGCACCGTAATATCCATTGCGAATCGCTTTACGCACAATAGCCCATGCTTCAGTCCCGGTCATCTCCGCTATCTTGGGCTTACACAGCTTCAAGATGTTATCCACTATCTGTCCCGGGCATGGTGGAAATCCCTTTGTATCGCTGGACAAGTACACCTTTAATCCGGCAGAGCCTTGCTCGTATGTATAATCCGTCAGCACGGACAACCAG